ATGATAAATCTTCAAAATATAGACAGAAACGACTTGACAATTTGTGCACCTTCAACAGCTCAAGGCGGTGCAATTGGCGTTATCCGAGTCTCAGGTGCAAAGGCATTTGATATTGTTGATGGAATATTCTCACCTGTTTCAAAAAAACACCTGGCAGACATTCCAGCAGGCACATGCTCATTTGGAAGAATCACGGACAAGAGCGGCGAGTTGATAGACGAAGTCATCGTAAGTATTTTCCATGCTCCACATTCCTATACGGGAGAAAACGTTGTGGAGATTTCCTGCCACGGTTCCTCCTATATCCTCAACAAGGTTTTGGAATTACTCCTGCAGGGCGGCTGTACCATGGCCCTGCCAGGGGAATTTACCAAACGGGCCTTCTTGAACGGCAAGATGGATTTGAGCCAGGCAGAAGCTGTTGCCGATCTCATTTCTTCAACAACGCAGGCCAACCATCGCATGGCCATGAAGCAGATGCGTGGAGATTACAGCAAGAAAATCGTGGAACTTCGCGACAAACTCTTGCACATCACTTCTATGCTGGAGTTGGAACTGGATTTTTCAGACCACGAAGAACTTGAATTTGCCGATCGCGCAGAAATTCTCTCATGGGCAACAGAAGCCCAGCAACACATCGATTTCCTATGTCATTCCTTCAAATTGGGCAATGTCCTGAAGAAAGGCCTGCCTGTGGCCATCATCGGAGAGACGAATGCCGGGAAATCAACACTGCTCAATGCCCTTATCAATGAAAACCGCGCCCTCGTGAGCGACATTCAAGGCACAACACGAGATACCATCGAAGAATGTACCAACATGGATGGTACGCTTGTGCGCTTTATTGATACGGCAGGAATACGCGAGACAAACGACCTTGTCGAGCAGATGGGCATTGAGCGCACCTACGACAAAATCAAAGAGGCAGAAATCGTCATGTGGGTTTTTGACGCAACACGATTTCAGGAACAATATGACGAACTGGCCTCTACACTGATGCCATTTTTGGCCGACAAGAAACTAATTATAGTTCTAAACAAAATGGATCTTCTCGAAGAGGAGAGGGTAGAGGCGTTGGCGCAGGAAACGAAACAGCATAATGCAGAATCCAACTCAGCCATACAGATTTGTGCACATGCCGAAGCAGACATCTCCCGTTTAAAGCAATTGCTATTAAACACTGTCTCTTCCATAATATCCAAAGAATCCTCTTCAGACGTGATAGTCAGCAACGCCAGACATTATGAATCCCTCTCCTTGGCTTCAGAGTCGCTTCACCGGGTTGTGGACGGCATAAAAATCAATCTTTCGGGAGACTTCATTTCACAAGACCTGCGCGAGTGTATTTATCATCTGGGGGAAATCGTTGGTAAGATAAGTTCAGACGATGTGTTACACAACATTTTCAGCAAGTTTTGCATCGGAAAGTAAGTTTATATTTTAACAAATCAAGTCAAGTATAAAACGGGTGTAACTATTGAGAAACAAGGCTTTATAAATCAATGTTTTGCGGTTTATGAAAAAAGTTTTGGTATTTCGCAATAATTACACCCGTTTTGTCGTTATTTTGTTGTTCCTTTGTTGCTCTCAATCTCAGAGCAACAAAAACAACAACAGAGAGCAACAAACCAAAACGACAGCAGTATGGAGAAATCAAAAGAACCAATCAGGCTCAGACAGAGGAAAACGCCCAACGGCTTGACCTCTCTCTACCTTGACATTTATTTGAACGGCAAAAGGTCTTATGAGTATCTGCGCCTCTACCTCGTTCCTGAAAAGACCCGTGAAGACAAGAAGAAGAACAAAGAGACGCTGCAGCTTGCCGAGGCTATCAGGGCGAAGCGTGTTGTCGAACTCAGAAACGGGGAGTTTGGCTTCAAGAGTGATTACGCCGAGGAAACGCTGTTCTTCGACTATTATGAAAAGTTATGTGAGAAGCGTTTTCACTCCCCTGACAACAAATCGAATTGGGGGAACTGGCGGTCATGCCTGAAACATCTTGAAAAGTATGAGCCGAACCGAAAAATCACGTTTGCCGAAATAACGACAGAATGGGTTCAGGGCTTCAAAGAGTATTTAGAGAATGAGGCGTGTGCATGGGGCAATGACTACCGAGACCGCATCAAAGACCATAAACTTTCAAGAAACTCAAAACTGAGTTATTTCAACAAGCTGCGGGCGTGTCTCAATCAGGCATTTGATGAAAGAATTATCAGGAACAATCCAATGCGTGGCGTTGAGAATTTCAAGGCAGAGGAAGGCACGCGCATGTACCTTACAATAGATGAAGTGAAGAAGCTCGCCGAGACAGAATGTGAATACCCGAAAATCAAACGGGCTTTTCTGTTCTCGTGTCTGACGGGTCTCAGGCGGTCAGACATCTTGAAAATGACATGGGCAGAGGTTCAAGAACAGTCAGGCTTTACCCGCATCATCTTCCGTCAGAAGAAAACAGGCGGTCAGGAATACCTCGACATAACACCTCAGGCGGCTGAACTTATGGGAGAGAGAGGAAAGCCAAACGAACCTGTCTTTACAGACATTCACAGCCCGTCTTGCACGAATGAGGCAATAAAGCGGTGGGTGCTCAGGGCGGGCATAAAGAAAGAGATAACTTTTCATTGCGCCCGTCATACGTTTGCGGTCATGATGCTTGACCTCGGAACGGACATTTACACAGTCTCAAAATTGTTGGGACATCGTGAACTGAACACAACTCAGATATATGCCAAAGTTCTTGACAAGAACAAACAGGCGGCTGTTTCAAACATACCGACTATACTCCCTCCCCTGACTGAAAAGCCTGACGGGGATAAATGACATAGAGCGGCGCAAAGGGTTATTTCTTTCCCTCTGTGCCGCTTTTGTCTTTCTTATATAAAAGTATATCTCCTCGCCCTGTCAAGAGCCATGTGGCTGAAACGCCGTAGTCATTGACAAGGTATGTGAGCCACGCCGCCTGAAAGATGTCCCGTGAGGGGTCTTTCTCTAACGTGTTCATGTTCCAACGGTTTATTTCATGCGCCCGTGTGAACGTCTGTTTTCCCCTGATTATCTTTTCGTCTTTGAGATAGCGCAGAGCCTCAAAGAAACGCTTTATTACCTTTTGGCTGTCTTCTGTCTGCATTGTTCTTCTGATATTAAGTTAGCGGCTCTGAACCTTTCATTTATTTCTTTCTCACGCTCTGTCAGGCGTTCTTGCCAACGGCTCTCAGCGTCAGGCGTGAACACGGGTTTTCTTCCCTCTCTGACGGCGTTTTCAAACTCTCTGACCTCTTCTCCTGACATATAAGGTATATACTTGTCAAGGTCTAAAAGAGCCTGAATGTGGTTCATCGTCTCACGTTGAAGAGAGAACAGCTTGCCGATTTCAAGCATTTCTCCCGTGCCGAAGAGAAACCAACGGGCGTTTATCTCAGGCAGCTTTTCAAGAACTGTCAGAATTGGCTGCACACCGAAATTCTCGCCTCTCAACATCTTTGACAGATATTGTGGCGACCACCCCATAAGCTCGGCAAACGGTATTTTCTTTCCCCCTGTCTTATATCTGATTATTTCTTCTAATCTTTCGTTCATATCTTTTGACCTCTTTAATATTTTGGTATTTTCTGTTCAACCCCACAGAACTTGACTACACAGCAGCGGCAGAGGCGGCATTGTCTTCCTGACGGGCAACCGCTTTTTTATTCTCGGCGATCTGCTCTTTCAAAAGGTTCATCAGTTCATCAATTTGCCTATCCTTTGATGCAAGGCTCTGTGCCTGTTGTTGAAGAACAGCCCACACGTCTTTCTGAATTGTCACGCTGTTTTCACTGTTCAGGTTAGTTTCAGGCTCATTCTTGAACATTTCTCCCTCGCCTGTCAAAATCCAAACTTCGTTTATATTTTCATCAAGTCGGCAGAGTTTCTTTGCAAACTTGTCTGATAAAGGCACACGCCCGTTCACAATCTGAGAGAATGAAGACTTTGTGTAACCCATTATCTCAGAGAGTTCTCGGTCGTTTTCTGCTACGCCTTTGTAGAGCAGCCAATTAATGGCTTTTCTTATTCTCTGTATCTCCGTCATACGCTTAATTAAAGTTAAAAATCGCAATTTTATTTCGGAAAATTCTTCTAAAAGCGAAACTTAGTTTATATTTGCACACAGTTACGGTTAAATAACCGCACAAAGATACGAAATAAGAATTAAAATCGGAAATAAACTGATAAGTAAAATCGAAATTTTAACAAGAATTATGGCAGAAATGATTTTCAAAACGGATTGCCAAAAAGAGCGTGAAGCACGTGACAGGGCAATTTACGATGACTACAACAGCCTGATGGCGGTCAAGGGTCAGAGCAAAATGATGGTCATTCAGCACCTCATGGGCAAGTACAACGTTCACAGCATGGGGACGATTTACGTTATCCTGAAACGTGTTGAAGAAAGCCTGAAAACGGAGGAGGTGTAAGCGTATGGCAAGCAAAGAAGCAAACAAGGCGAAGTATCAGTACAACAAGAAGTACGTGGAGGCATATTGGGAACGCCGAGCGCAGCGTGAGAACGGTCAAGTAGATACCGTGAAGCGGCATGAGAAGTCTGTGACGCTCTCAACAACCGACAAAGACTTTTTCCCTGAACTCGCCAAAATGGACGTTGAGACCTCTGTCAAGCGTGAGGGACGTTCAGACGCAAAGTACATCAAGGCTCTTGAAGACGCTAACAGAATGTACAGGAGTGAGAACAAACGCCTGATTAGGCTTCTGACAAAGTATCAGGAGGTAATCAAGTTAGGTTTAACAGCATTAAAGCATAAAGAAGATGAAGAAATCTAAAGTTTTCAAATGGGCGTTGTTAATCGCCCTCGCCACATGGTTCACGTTCTCTTTCATCGTTCTCATCGGCGAGGAAGACCCGAAGAACCCTTTGACCCTCATTCAGTTTTTCTTTATGAAAGCGGGGGCGTTGGCAAGCACACTTGTGACAGGCTTCTGTTTCGCGAGGTTGAATGAAAAGGGGTTCTTGCCTGACCTCTCAAAACTGATTGACGAGGAGGAATAGCGTATGTGTGAAGTATGTCACGGACACCCAGGCTGCCCCGTCTGTTCTCCCGAGTCACGAATGATTGAGTGTGTCGCCTGTCAGGGTCAGGGCTATGTATGGTATCGATACGACCTTGAAGAGGATAGAGAAACAGAAGTGACGGAGAAAGAGTTCAACGCTCTGCCCGCTGACGAGACCGAAGCCATTGAGAAAGGGCTGCGCTATTGTCAGGGCGAAAAAGAAACGTGTTCTGTCTGTGACGGAACGGGCGAGGTTGAGGATTATGAACTTTATGAACCCGAATGGGACGATTGACTTATGAGCGTAACACTTGAAGAAATGAACGAGAAGCTCGACCGTATCGGCGAGTTGGCTCTGATAAGCGCAAAGACGGTTCTTGACCTGAACGAAGCAGCCCTGTTCACGGGGTTCAGCACGGCGCACCTCTATCGCCTGACATCAGGGCGGCAGATACCGCACTTCAAGAAGAACCGCAAACTTTATTTCAAAAAGTCTGACCTTGAAGCATGGATGTGCGACAACAGAGTTCAGACCGAGAAAGAGATAAACTGCAAGGCAGCAACATACTGTTCAACCCACAAAAGATGAAGTCTATGGGAGAGAGAATAAACAGCCACCTGAGGCTTATTCGTGAACGTCTTCTTTCAGGCGGTTCTATAACACCCCTTGAAGCCCTGAGGGACTTTGGCTGTTATCGCCTCGCCTCTCGTATAAGTGACCTCAAAAAAGAGGGTCTGAACATCAAGAAGACAATGGAGAAAAGCGTCAGCCGTGTGACGGGTCTCACGGTCAGATACGCAAGATATTTTTTAAGCCCGAAGAAATGAAGCAACGCCCGAAGCATAAAGAGGGCATAAAATAACAAATAAAATGGAAGAAATCATCGAAGTAAAACAGGCTGATATGCTCCAAGCTCTCAACCGAGCTGACATTGACGCACAGGTTGCCACGGCACACGCCTACCCCCGTGACATCAACAGAGTTTTGAACACCATTGAGACGCTCGCGACTATGGATCAAGAGACCGCCGAAGACTGTTTCTACGTTCTGAGACGCAAAGACAAGGACGGCAACGACAGCGTCATTGAGGGTCTTTCAGTTCGCATGGCTGAGATTATCGCCAATGCATGGACGAACCTCAGGGTCGCGACCCGTATCATTGGCAATGACGGGCGTATGATAACGGCTCAGGCTGTTTGTCACGACCTTGAAACCAACGTTGCGGTCTGCAAAGAGGTCAAGAGAAGTATCGTCACAAAGAAAGGCTACACGTTCAGTCAGGATATGCAAGTTGTGACGGGCAACGCCGCCGCTTCTATCGCCCTGAGAAACGCCGTACTGACGGTTATCCCAAAGGCTGTCACAAAGCGCATCATCAATAACGTGAAAAAGGTTGCGCTCGGTCAGTCTATTGACCTTGAAACAAGCCGTCAGAACGTCATTCAGTATTTCGCCAAATTGGGCGTTAAGGAGGAGCAGCTTTTCTTCTACCTCGGCGTGAAGAGCGTTCAGGAGATTGACAAACAGAAAATCTTCGAACTCAGAGCGACAGCCAACGCAATCAAGGAGGGAACGACAACCGTTGAAGAGTGTTTCGTGAAGCCCGCCATTGAAGCCAAGAAACAGGCTGACGCAGTGAAGAAGACAAACAGCGCACAAGACAGAGCCGCTGCCGCTATCGCTCAGGCAACGGGCGCACAAGCCCCTGAGGGCGTTGACCCTGAGACGGGCGAAATAAAACAGCCCGCTGCCGAGAACTCAAAGAAGACATCAAAGACAACAACTAAAAAATAACAGCATTTATGGAAATCAAGATTGAAAACGCAAAGGCTGCTTTGAAAACAGCCGATGAGAGCGTCAAAAAAGTTCTTCTCGCTCTCTTACCCGAATTGAAAGAGACAGAGGCACAGACAGCCGCAAATCGCCCGATTACAGAACGTGTGAAGACCTTTGAGGACGCTTGCCGTGAGTTAGGCGAAGACCACCCCTTTGTTCTCGCTTATCAGAACACAAATCTGCGTGACCCCGAGGTTGCAGAGGAGAACAGAGACATTCTCGCATACATGAAGCTCCGCATCATCGCCGCCGCCCTGAATGAGGGTTGGGAGCCTCAGTTCACAGAAGACGAGTGGCGTTGGTATCCTTGGTTCACGCTATGGACGGAAGAAGAACTGTCAGAGAAGAGTGACGAGAGGAAAGCCGACCGACACCTCATATCAACAGGCGACTATTCAGGAGACTGGGCGGGCTTCGCTTGTGCGGGTTCGTATAGCGCCCCCTCGCATTCGTCTGCGGACTTCGGTTCTCGCCTTTGCTTTAAGAGCGAAGCTCTCGCCACGTATTGCGGCAAGCAATTCATCAGCCTTTGGGCTGACTTCAACATGATTAAGAAATAACAAGTTAAACCCTCAAAATAACAGCAAAATGAAAGATATTGAGAAAATTATCGCTGACCTCCAAGCATGGGTTGAAGAAGACAAGGAGAACAGAGCAATCGCACTTGTTGCGGTTCAGAAGACAAAAGACAAAGAAGATGGCTACGGCGTAGAGCAGCATACCGTAACTCAGGGTATCATGGGCTTTCTCGTTGACGCTTTTCAGAACGTTCTGAATGACAAAGACCCTGAGAACGGCTTGCATAAGGTCTTGAAGCACGCTATACGCCGTGAAGCAATGACGGGTCTCATAAAGATTGCAGACCGTCTGTTGAAGAAGAGCGACAAGAAGTCTGAGAACGGTTCAGAAGAGGGAAAGGAGGCTGACCATGAGTAATCAGGTTATCAGACCGAAAGACCGCACAGAGTGGTTGAAATATCGCGAGAGCGGTATCGGTTCATCAGAGGTTGCGACAATCGTAGGGCTGAACCCATGGGAAACGCCTTATCAGTTATGGAGACGCAAGAAAGGTCTTGACCCCGCAAAACAGGAGAACTTCGCTATGAAAGCGGGTCATTATCTTGAAGACGCAGTTGCTCAGTTCTTCAAAGATGAAACGGGCTGCGAGATAATCAAGCGTTCTGCCATTGATTGGATGATAATCAACACAGAGAAGCCGTACATGCGTGTCAGCCCTGACCGCACGTATTGGCTCAACGGTCTCCCCCACAACGCTCATAACAAGGGTATCTTGGAGTGTAAGACAACACAAATGAGCATTGACCCCGAAGACCTCCCCAAACACTGGTTCTGTCAGGTTCAGTATCAGCTCGGAGTTGCGGAGCTTCAAGAGGCTTCACTTGCATGGCTTTGTTCAGGGCGTGAGTTCGGCTACAAGAACCTGACCTTTGTTCCTGACTTCTTCAAATGGCTCTGTGAAGAGGTTGACCGCTTTTGGATTGACTACATTCAGGGGGACAAAGAACCTGACCCGCAGAACGCCAAGGACATTCTCTTGAAGTTCAACAAGCACACGGGCGGCAAGGTCATTGAGACAACTGACGAGATTTTTCAGGCTTATTCAGACCTGAAAGACGTGAAGCAGCAGCTCGCAGAACTCTCTGACCGCAAGACCGAGCTTGAAGAGAAGATAAAGCTCGGCTTCGGAGACGCAGAAGCCCTGAGCTACGGCGGCGATACAATCGCGACATGGAAAAGCCCCAAGCCCTCAGAGAAGTTTGACGACAAGGCTTTCAAGGCTGACCACCCCGACCTCTTCAAAGAGTATGCTAAGACGGTTCAGGGCGCAAGGCGTTTTCTCTTGAAGTGATTACAGTGTAATCGTATAACCGAAACAGACAGATGAACAGAAAGAACAAATAACATATAAAACTCCGCTCATGGGTGAGAGCAGCCGAAAGGTCTCTCAACGCAAGCTGTTATGCGTGGTTAGCCCTGTCAGCGGGGTTTTCTCAGATAGACAAAGATATAAAATGATACAGTTACGTTCAAATCAGGTTGAACCGATAGAAAAGGCTATCAGTTTCTTTCAAGAGAAGAAGCCGAAGCCCTCTTTGATTGTTCTCCCGACAGCATGGGGAAAATCAATTCTGACAGCCTTTGTCGCGAAGAACACGAACGATAAAATGATTGTTCTTCAACCCTCAAAAGAGTTGTTGGAACAGAACTATTTGAAGTATGTGAACCTCTGTGACGGGTTCGCAAATGCGGGTATATACAGCGCAAGTTTCGGGAGCAAGGAAATCGCTCAGATAACCTACGCAACGATAGGTTCAATCAAGACGCTCGGGGCGAAGTTCAAGGCTCTCGGCTTCACAAAAATGCTGATAGACGAGGCTCACCTCTTCCCCCGTGAGGCTGACAGCATGCTCGGCACGTTTCTCAAAGAGAGCGGCATCACTCACGTTCTCGGCATAACGGCGACACCTGTCAAGCTGCAGACGGGCAGAGACCAATTCGGACAGAATTATTCAAAGCTCGTTATGCTGACATCAAGAAGCAAAAAGGGCAATTTCTTCAAAGACATTATTCATGTCGGTCAGGTCTCAGAAATGGTGCGCCTCGGCTTTTGGTCTCCTCTGACTTATGAGGCTTCACAGTTTGACGACAGCCAACTTGTCTTCAACAGTTCAAAAAGCGAGTACACGGAGGACAGCGTTCAAAGGGCTTTTGAAGAGAACGGCGGCACACAGACGATTGTCAACGCTCTTGACGCTCACCCTGAACGGCAGCACATTCTCGCCTTTGCGCCCTCTGTTCAGGACGCTATCAGCCTCTCAGAGCGTTATCCGAACTCGGCTGTCATATACGGCGATATGGATAAGCGTGAGAGGGCTTCAATCATTGAGCGTTTCAGAAAGGGCGAAATACGGGTCATATTTAACGTGAGAGTGCTTTCAACGGGCTTTGACTATACAGGTATCGATTGCATCGTTTTAGGCGTTTCTACGGCTTCTATCGCTCTCTATTATCAAATAATCGGACGAGCCACCCGTATTGACCCTCAGAAGAAAGACGCTCTGATAGTTGACCTCGGCGGCAACGTTCAGCGTTTCGGGCGTGTTGAAGACCTGACCTTTGAGAAAGGCAGAATGTGGCGTTTGTTCGGTTCAGGCGGGCGGCTGCTCTCAGGCATACCAATCGCAGACATCGGTCAGTACACCCGTGAGGACACTCAGGCTATTGACGCTCAGGCGGCGCAGCCTATTCAGGTTATGCCTTTCGGCAAATATAAGGGGGAAAAGATAAGCAACATACCTCTTGATTACCGCAAATGGATGATACGGGCTTTTGAGTGGAACAGCCGAAACGTGAAACTGAAAAAATCAATCATGGCAACCCTTTAATCAAGACAACATTATGGCAAGACCAAAACGAACAACAGTTGATTATTACCCGCATTATGTGAAATGCGGGCGCACGATCTACATTCTTGAAGCCCGCTTCGGGAATGACGGTTATTCTTTTTGGTTCAAGGTTCTTGAAGTTCTCGGGGAGAGCGAGGGGCATTTCTATGACTGTTCTGTTTCTTCAAATTGGGAGTATCTTCTTGCAAAGACACGGGTCAACGCTCAGACGGCGACAGAAATAATCGGGGTTCTTATCAACCTCGGCAAAATTGACAAAGAGCTATGGGAAAAGAACCGTGTTATTTGGATAGAGAATTTTGTCAACAACCTCACAGAGGTTTACAGAACCCGCCGAACGGAATTGCCTCAAAAGCCTGTTTTCAAAGAAGAAAAACAACAGCCCGAAAAGGTTATCTCCGAGAAAACCCCTGATAAAGAGCAGTTAAAAGAGATAAAACCCGCCAAAGGAGAGAAGAGTAAAGGAGAGGAGAGCAAAGAGAAATATCCTTATCAGGATATAGTCGCCATGTGGAACTCTGTCTGTCTCTCATGCCCAAAGGTTCTCAAAGTCACAGAGGCGAGGAAACAAAAGATGAAGACCCGCTTTCAAGAGTTCGGCGTGAAGCGTGAAGAACTGACAGACTATGTGATGCGCCTCTTTCAGCGTGTTCAGGCTTCTGACTTTCTCACGGGGCGCAGCACTGACAAAATGGGTTGGGTTGCAAATTTCGATTGGGTCTTTGAGAATGAGAAAAACTGGGTCAAGGTCTCTGAGGGCAACTACGACAACAAGAGGGGCGGCAGTTCAAACACGGCACAGAAGCCCGTACAAGCCGCTGACGGCTCTCAGGTTCAGTTGGGCGTTGGAGAATACATAGACGGCTCAGGG